AAGCCGCCATGGAAAAAATATTAGTAAGGGTAAGCTTAGTGCTGCTTATTGGGCCGATAAAGTATTATGGGCTGGACCGGGCAAGTCTAAAAAAAGTCCACCAAAAACTCAGAAACATAAGAAGTATGGTAAGGGGAAGTAAGTAATGGCTAATAATAAATTATATGATACAAGTAAAGTTAAGATTATTAAAATCCCCGCAGCTATGAATTATGGTATGCGTAAAGATGTAGAAGTTACTGCTAATTCTAAAGATGGAGCAAACCGTGGTCAGCGAACACCTTATGCACGTACATCTAAAAAGAAAGGTGGTTCAATCGCTAAAATGAACAAAGGAAAGCAACCAAAAAGTTATGCACAAGATACTACCCCACCATCTCCGTATGTTACAACTCCAGATGGATATATGGTTCTTAAAGAAAAAAGTACAGATATACCTTTACCTAAATCAAAGCCTAAAGCCCAACGTAAAAAGGCTGGCGGTACAATTGGGTCAGGTTTTAACAGGCTTTACTAATGGCTATAAATCGTGGCGCAGTGGGTCAACAGGTTATGAAGCCCGGATTAATCAAAAGATTGACCAAGACTTCTATAAAGAAGAATGGGAAAAAGTCTACAGCCCAATCAAAGCAGAGAAAGAATAGGTTATATTAAATGGCTACTTCAGGTACATATAATTTCTCAATGGATATTGATGAGATTATTCAAGAAGCTTTAGAGATGATTGGTGGTGAGGAAACTCTAGGCCATGAACCTAAATCTGCACGGCGTTCTATTAATCTTATTCTTCAAGATTGGCAGAACCGTGGTGTTATGCTATGGACTGCTAATACATCTGTTGTTACGCTTGCAACAAGTGTAACTACCTTTGCTCTTGGCTCTGCAACAATTGATGTTCTTGAGGCTGTAGCAAACCGTGATGGTACAGATGTACAGCTAGAACGTATTTCAATGCAAGAGTATTTGAAAATACCAACTAAAGGACAAACAGGAAGACCGACTCAATATGCTGTAAGACATGAGCGTAGTAATCCTGTTGTTCATCTTTGGCCTATTCCAGAAAACTCTACTGACGAAGTTAAGTTAGAATTAGTACGTTATATGGAAGATGTAAACAAATCTGCTTTTCAAAATGCAGATATCTCACGGCGTTTTCTTCCATGCTTAACTGCAGGACTGTCTTACCATATGGCAATGAAACGTCCGGGCGTAGACCTTAATCGTATTCAAATTATTAAACAAGAATATGAAGAAAGACTAGGACGTGCAATGGAGGAAGACCGTGAACGTGTAAGTATTTTCTTTAAACCAAAGGTAACTGTTTAATGGCTTCACAAAAAAATGTATATGGTTTGTGTGATACTTGTGGATTTCGTTACAAACTAAACCAGCTAAGAAAAAATAGCTATGGTATGATGGTTTGTAGTAATGATTGGGATGCTGGATATGATTTAAAAAATCATCCTCAAAATAAATCTGCACGTATTGATGAAAGAAATTTTATTAAAGACATTCGTCCTGACCCTAACAATGACCGTAATGGTACTTGGGTAGCACAAACCACTGCATTTAATGCAACACTTCAATATTGGAATTTGATATAATGGCAGATTTAACAGGTAAATTAATAGCAAATAGTTATAGAAATCTTTTACAAGCACCGGGTCCTAATAATGACGGTCTTGCAAGTGGACAATCTATTACCATTCAGGATGGTTCTGGTAATGGTTCAGGGCTTGCTTTATCTCAGTCAGGTGTTGCACTAACTGGTACTATTAACATTCAAGGTAGCCAGTTTACTGGAACAGGTTCGCAGTTAAATACAGCCGTAGCAAATGCTGGTTCTTTTGTAAATGGTATTGTTGCACAAGATGGCACACAGTCATTTGGTCGTACACTTACAGCTTCAACTGGTGTAAGTATTTCTAATGCAAATGGAACATCAGGTAATCCTACATTTTCACTAGCTGATAGTGGTGTAACCTCTGCAACATATGGACCAACTACTATGTTGAATATTGATTCAACTGGTCGTGTAATTTCAACAGACACTACTGCAGTCATTTCTGCAACAACTTTTGAAGGTTCTAATGTTAATGCACAGTTTGGTAACTTTACTACTGATGTATCTGTAGGTGGTCAACTAAGAGTTACTGGTTCTTTTCAACCAACAAATATTTCTACAAGTATTGTAAGCGCAACTAATATTGCTGCAAATGTAGCCACTATTAATAATCTCACTGTAAACGGTAATGTATCAGCTATTGCTTATTATGGTGATGGTTCTAATCTTACAAATATTGTTGCGGCCTCTGCTACCAATGCAAGCTATGCAGCGTCTGCGGGTGAAGCCGCTGTTGCTGTTAGCGCACATCACGCAACAAGTGCTAATACTGCTCAGTTTGCTTCTTCAGCTACAAATGCTACTAATGCAGTGTCTGCTGTTTTTGCAACAAGCGCAACTAATGCTACGAATGCTGTATCTGCAGTATTTGCTTCTTCAGCTACAAATGCTACAACTGCCATTACTGTAAACTATGGTGGTGTAGTACAAACAAGCACAGCTAATATTGGTGACGTATCTGCTTCAAGTCTTTTTGTAAGTGGCAATGTTTCGGCAAATGGTACACTTACTATAGGCGGTCAGGTATCTGTTGGTGGTGGTATTAAAGTTATTGGAGATGTCTCTGCAGGTAATATTATTGCAGGTGGTATTATTTATGGAAATGGTGCAGGTCTATTTAATGTACCTTCACAACAAGGTGGTACTGTAAACTTTGTAAAAGCTGGTACAGGTATTCATGTAACTCTTAACGGTACAACCACAACTAATCCTATTACTGCTAGTGGTACTCTTGCCCTTAATGCTGACCAGTCATTTGGAACTGTAAGTGCAACTTCTTTTGTACTGTCTGGTTCAGGTGCGCTTATTACTGACACAAGTGCGACAGCTTTGGTGACTGCCTTGTCAGCAACTATGGCTACGAGTATTAATAATAGTAATACAAATATAACTGCTAATGCTAATGCTATTACTGCCTTGTCAGCAACAATGGCAACATCTATTGACAATACTAATACAAATCTTACTGCCCTATCAGCAACAATGGCAACTAGTATTGCTAATCATATGCCTCTTGCAGGTGGTACATTTACTGGCGCAGTTACACTTAACGCAGACCCAGCAACAAACTTACAACCAGCAACAAAACAATATGTAGACAATCTTACAGCGGCTGCGTTGCATTTTCACGAAGCAGTTCGTCTTGAAAGTCCTGTTAATCTTAATGCTACTTATAACAACGGCACTGCAGGTGTAGGTGCAACTCTTACTAATGCAGGTACACAAGCTGCTCTTGTTATTGATGGTGTAGCTGCAGTAGTTGCTGACCGTGTTCTTATTTACCAACAAACTGACCAGACGCAAAATGGTGTATATGTTGTAACTGATATTGGTTCTGGTTCTACAAATTGGGTGCTTACACGTTCTTCAGACACAGATACTTCTGGTGACAGCGATGCTAACTCACTTGATGAAGGTTCTTATTTCTTTGTATCAGAAGGTGATACAGGAGCAGGTGAATCTTATGTATGTAATACACAAGGAACAATTACTTTTGGTACAACTAATATTACATTTATTCAGTTTAGTTCTGCTCTTAGTTATACTGCGGGTACAGGTATTGACATTAATACCAGCCGTGTTATTTCTACGTCAGGTGTAGCTACAGATGCTGCTCTTACAGCTTTGTCTGCCACACTTGCTACTAGCATTGGTAATAGTAACACGTTAATTGCAGCAACATCAGCCGCACTTGCTACTTCTATTGGTAACACTAATGCCAATGTAACAACAAACATTAATGCCATTACATCTATTAATTCTATATTAGGTGATGGAACTGGTTTTGCTACTGATGCCGAACTAGCTGCAGTATCTGCAGCATTGGCTACATCTATTGGTAATACAAATAGTAATGTAACAACCAATACAAATGCCATTACTTCTATTAATGCTGTTTTAGGTGATGGTAGTGGGTTTGCTACCGATGCTGAACTAGCTGCTGTATCTGCGGCATTAGCAACATCTATTGGTAATACAAATACTTTAATTGCTGCCACATCTTTAGCACTAGCAACCTCTATTGGAAATAGTAATACTAATATTACAACCAATACAAATGCCATTACTTCTATTAATGCTGTTTTAGGTGATGGTAGTGGATTTGCAACAGACGCAGAGTTAGCTGCGGTATCTGCTACATTAGCAACTTCAATTGCTAATCATTTACCCTTGTCTGGCGGCACGTTAACTGGCACACTAACGCTTGGTGCTAATGTTATCAATGACGTTGAGGATATTTATCTTAGGGATAAATTATTTCACGATGCAGATACCGATACCTATTTTGGGTTCAGTTCAAATACAATCAGTTTAGTCACAGGTGGTTCTACTGGTTTAGTTCTTTATCAAAATTACTTACAAGCCTATGAAAACGTAGTTGGTTCTGTTCATACAGATACAAACCAAGGCACAGGAACACATACACCAGACTTCCAAAACTACAACAGTTTTGTGTGGACGCTTACTGGAAATATAACACTTGGTAATCCAACAACAGAAATAGCTGGAATGTCAGGGGTATTTATCTTTACGCATAGTGGTGCTGGTAGAACTGTGTCTTTAAGTAGTGACTATGAAACTGCAGGTGC